CTTTCGGGGCCCCTCGCGTGTTTTCACTCTCTTAGGAGGTAGTTATGGCCGCGAAGCATAAGCAAGAGATTATATCCCTTACTGAGCTTCTCGTACATGTCCCACCTCGTGGGAGACGTGTTGCACTTGTTACCTTAGCTACCGAGTCAGGTCCATCCGTAACGAAGTATGATCTAACCGAGTCCTTAATTGGACAAATTGTTAGTCTGCTTCGAAATGAAGGGACTGTTATCGAATAGCCTTAGGTAGGCGAGTCCGTCTCGTCGACGGCCTCTCTCTTAAATGCTAGGAGATCCTTATGTTCGAGTCTACAGTCAGTTCTAAGACAATTAGGACCGACTATAAGACCAAAGCCACCTCTCCCTTCGGATCCGAGTCTGATGCCAGCTGGTCGACTTTTAAAATTTCGACTAGTCGGTCTCGTCAGGGCGGATCTGTCCCAAACTGGAAACGTTTAATTTCTTCCGGAAATAATGCCACCAGTAATTTTACTGGTGACATTTCTACGGTTGATTATAAACCTCTTTCCTGTGAGGGTGTAGGGATTAGTGGTTCTATCAGGTATGAGGGTAGCTTCACCGGTTTTCCTCACGGAGCCGGCGACGCCCCCTACCCTGGGAACATGAGTAGTACCCTAGCTCTTAATCAGGCGTTGCAACGTCTCGTTTCGCAAATCAGGGATACACAGCGCTCTTTTCAGGGCGGTGCGTTCCTTGGTGAGTTAGCCGAGACGATACATGGTATCAGGAATCCTGTCCAAGGTATACGTAAGCTTCTTGACGCCTATCATGGGGCCGTAAAGGAACGGACCCGGAGGATAGTCAATGAAAAACTGCGTGACCGTGCGGTCAAGGACACATGGCTGGAGTATCAGTACCACTGGAGTCCTTTGTTTCACGATGCACAGGACGCCTATGCGACTCTATTTCGAAAGTCCCGGTTCTTCTCGAAAGGGGAGTTTCTCCCCGTGAGTGGTTCCGGTGAGGATCGAAGTCAGAATGTGCAGGGGCCTGTCCCGTTCTCGTTAGCATTTAACTCCTACTGGTACACTGTTACTTCTATTAGTGAAGTATCAGTGCGGTACAAAGGCGCTGTGCGAGGTCGGCCTAGGAACCCCTACCTTAGCGAGATCTCTGCCTGGGGTATCAACCCTATGACTGAGTTTCTCCCTACTGTTTGGGAACTTATTCCTTACTCGTTCTTGGTAGATTATTTTTCCAACGTTGGTCAAATAATCGACTCATGGTCTGCCTGTCAAGCGGATATTGCCTGGCTTTGCTCAACCGTTAGGAAGAGCAATTCCATCATCTCCCAATCCGTTCGTTACGGAGGGTTTGATGTTGGCACTACTTCGCGTGATGGGAAGATTACTTCGCCTGGTTCCGTGGTTGTTACGCGCCGTCTTATCTCTCGCGGTACCCCTGCTATAACTGATTTAGTTCCTACTATTCAGTTTAAGCTTCCGGGTTCCTCTACGAGATGGCTTAATATAGCCGCCTTACAGCGACTAGTTAGGCTTAAATAAGATGAATTGCGTGACGTTTCTTCAACGTTGTCAATTCGAGGTCTTATGACCATTTCAGTTAGTTCTCCGATTACTGGGGCTTCCCAGACCGGCCTCACTTCGCCAACGTTTACGTTGACAAGTGATACTGCTCCCAATGCTAACAGCAAACAGTATGCTGTTACCGCCTTAGGCGGTACGCAGACTGGTGTTGATACGCATTCGGTGAGTAAGCCATTTACCATCACGGTTTATCGCCCCCAGACTCTCCGAGTTCTGGGTACGCCTAATCCCGTGACGGGCGTGGTTACTTCGGTACCTCGTAATGTCTACGGTGTTCTCACCCGTAAGGGTGTTTCCCCGCTTTCGGGCCAGCCAAATGCCGTGATGCTCATTCGTACGAGCATCGAGGTTCCGGCTGGATCGGATACGGTAGAACCCGAGGACATTCGTGCCGCTTTGAGCGCACATATTGGCGCTCTATCTCAGACTTCGTCTGGGATTGGCGACACAGCGGTCTCTGGTGTTCTGTGAAGAACATTAGGTCCCGCTGGGTCGTGGCGTGTACAGCAATTGGTGCTGCATTGAGCATCGTTTATCCTTCGATATACGACGCTTTGTGCAACCTGAAAGCTGTTATCGCTAGCTCTAATAATTAGAGCCCGAGCGGTCAGTTTATCTGGGTACTGGAGTAGGCTGTTATGGGCATTCGTCCTGACGCTCTTTTCTCCAACTTGTGTGTTGACCTCTCGATGCACGTAGGCAAGGATTACGTAGACTTTTGTTTACAGAATCCGAATCTACCTCTGCATCCTGATGCAACGCTCTCTCAGGCATTTTGTTCGTCACTCCTGAAGTCTTTCTACAAAAAGTTTGTAGATAAGACAAACAAGGATGCCGATATAAAAGCGCTTGAGATGTTTACGTCTGTTAATAACAGATGTAAAGATTGGCGTTTGAGTCTGAACAGTACTCGAGATGAGGAACTTTTCAACCTCCTTAAGCAAGAGATTGATCGATTCCTACATCCCGATGGTGAAACGCTTGTTTCCTCCTATTACGATCTTTTAGACCGTGGTAGATGTGGACCGGGCGTTGCACTAGGTGCAACTGGAGATGACTTCTATACGAAGCTTTTCTCCTCCGTACTAAGTACGACTTCGACACAGCTGTATGATTTGTACAGCAGCTACCTCTCTTGGTTTCCTGATTGGGTGGACGCCGAGCTTACTCGGCTTTTCCACTTCAAGAGCCATGAGGTTTGTCTCAAGTCGCGTCTTTGCTTCGTCCCGAAGAGTACAACAATCTCTCGTACTATCTGTGTCGAGCCCTCTCTGAATATGTTTTTTCAGTTAGGTCTCGGCGGAATAGTGGAGGATCGGCTCAAGAGTTATTTTGGTATATCTCTTGACACCCAACCCTTTATAAATAGAGAGATGGCTAGGATCGGAAGTATTGATGGATCAATCGGTACGATTGACCTATCTTCCGCCTCCGATTCCATGTCACTTCGTATGCTTGAGTCCGTGCTTCCGAGTTGGTTTTTTGACCTCCTCTTGAGCCTTCGGACCCCTGCTACGCAGTGTAATGGTTCTAGCTACCCGTTATTCATGGTTTCTACAATGGGAAATGGTTTTACCTTTCCTCTGCAGACCATGCTTTTCGGGTGTGTTGTTTCTGCTTGTAATCGCTTCCGTTCATCTACTTCTAGATGTAATGGAGGCGTTCCTGGATCTTGGGGCGTCTTTGGCGATGACATCTGCTGTCACCGTGAGGTGTACAGTGATGTTGTTCGTTTATTGACTCTCCTTGGTTTCCAGGTTAACGAGCAGAAGTCCTTTGTTGAGGGACCCTTCCGCGAGTCCTGCGGTTCTGACTGGTTTTCCGGTCATAACATCCGTGGGGTGTATATTCGTACACTCCGCGGAATGCAGTCTCGTTATGTAGCCATCAACCGCTTAACCGAGTGGTGTGAGCGTTCTGGTTTTTACCTTACTAGAACTCTCACCTATCTTCGGGCCCATGTACGTGGACTTTATGTCCCCTTATATGAGAACGATGATAGTGGGATAAAGGTTCCATTGTCCGTTTTACCTATTAAGCGATGGGATAAAGCTAAGACACAGAGTTTACTCTATGTCTGCTATGTCTCAAGGCCTAGGGTAATCCGTATAAAGGATTCCTCTTTCCATTTGCCGCCTGGTGAACGGGGACGATTGTTTAACCTTTACGGGTTATATCAATCGTTCCTGAATGGCTCCATAGTAACGGATACGATTGGCCTGAGGCATCGGGTCAATCGTTATTCGACGAAGCTTCGTGTAGCCCCGTGCTGGGACTATACGAAAGACCCCTCACCTGTTGCAGGTGAGAGTTGGAAGCGGGGGTGGAATCCCGCTGTGTATCAGTGTCTAACTGATACATCCCAGAGGTAGTTCTTACCTCTCCCAAAGTGCA